TAGCAGCAGCCAGGTCACCAATCATGGGCATCCATTGCGATATTTGCGCGACACCGCCTTTCATCACGCCTGACAGTTGTGTGGCAGATGCCATAATCTTTTCATACTCAAAGGGGACATTGCCGGCATAGTCGGCCATCTCCTTGAAGAGCTTGTTTCCTTCTTCAACACTGCCTAAAAGCACGGTGAGGCGAGTTCTGTATTGCTCTGATGTTCTGGCAGCCTCCATAAAAGACCCTGCTATTTTTTTAACACCCCATCCCATAAGCGCCCCGGCTGCCAGGGTCTTCAAGTTCATAAGGGTCCGGCCCAGGCCGCTGATCCCGGTTCCCAGTTTTTTGAAACTTGCTTGGAGTTTGCTGATATGTGTCCGGCTTTTCGTGGACAGTTCTTTCACACGGTTCACCGTGTTGGTGGCAAACTTATTGATGGTTGCCGAGCCTTTATCATCCACATCCAGCCGAATTACAATGCCATCGGCCATAATCCTATACCTGTATTTTTATATCCCTGTCATTCCGGCAGGGAAAATGTCGTGATTTCCATGTTTGTGAGATCCAGGGGCAATGCCACCAGTTCCCCGCCCGGTTCCCCGATTCCGGGGTCGATAGCAGCCACCTCTTTATATTTGGTCTCCGGCACCTGGAACTCCGGCACCTGGAACTCCGCCACCTGCCAGAAATGGTCCCGCCGCGGGTCCAGAGAATATGTGCCATCTGCCTCCAGCCAGATCCGTACATATTTTCCCGCATATTCGCTCAGATCAATGGTGGCTGCCTTTACCTTGCCGAGCTTGTGCGTAAATCCGCCAATCTTCAATGCCGGGCCCGCCTTAGTAATCTTTGGCCTTGATCCGCCAACTGCCGCGGGTGGTATCTCATGCTGCAGGCGGACATAGGCGCCATCATGTTTGATATAGGTCTGCTGACCGGCCGCATTTGATAGCACTTCGCCCAAATTGCTAACATCCTCACTGTTGATGATCATGTTAAACCTCCTTAAGCGTATGGCAGGATGAGATAATCAAAATTTCCCGTTGCTGTGCCGCTGTTATACACAACGGCTGTATTGTTCGCCTTGGATATCCAGATCTCTCCGAGATACCCTCCGGGATCTGCCACCGGGTTGATAATAATTTGATAATCAGTGTGTCCATAATTATGCGTAATGGTACAGCCGGTGCTTCCGGCAAAGGACTCTGCTGCCGGCGGTTTAAAATCCTCATCCTGGGTCATTTTATTGAGATTCGTGGGATTCACCGGCGTGGAATTTTCCCATGTTAAGCGTGACATGTATCTACCTCCTTTGAACCATGTTCATGGATATCATTGTTGTTCCTCTTTCTCTCGCTGCGCCCGCATAATTGTGCTGCTGATTATTTTAAGTTTATACAGCAGATCTTCTGCTTCTGCCGGGCTGAGTGTAAGATTCATCAGGCGCATGGTCATTTCAGAGCCCACCGCCTGGATGCTGTTCCACACCTCCAGAGCAAGCAGGTTTTCCTCCATGAGGTCCACCGCCCCGATAGGGCAAACCCCCTTTTCATCACAGGGCGGATTCCGGTTATCTTCCTCGTAGGCCTTCCTGCATTCCGTACAGCTTGTGCGGTGCGTTATTTGCCAGACGAGGAAGTCTGTGAGTTTTTTTCAGGAGAATCCTCCCCATCATAGGATCCATCACCGGCAATCAGTTCGATGAGATCACTGTGCACAACCGGCGGCAATTCCATAATCAAATCCGGATCAAAGGGAATCTCTTTTTTGTCCTTGGTGACTCCCTCCCATCCATCTATTGTCTCGCGCAACAGATCATTGGTAACAGCATTCCAGTCCGTCACACCACGCCTGGTATGTTTTTTTTCAAAATAATCCAGACGGGCCTTGCTGCTGCGCCGGTAAAATATCTTGGCGCCACTGCGCCGGTAAATCTTCCGTTCCTTTTCGCTGCTCAATTCAATAGACATGAAAACCTCCCCTTGTGTGCATCTTGTTTATGCCAGCGGATTTGTATCTAAATCATTCTGGAGCTCTATGACCATCTCCCTGGTTGCCTCTGTTGGAAACCCAGATGGTGCCGCCGCCGGGATCTCGCAGGTGAAGGTATGCTCCACGGGGATAATGCCTGATCCGCCCATCGGTGCATCCACTGCATCGAATTTCAATGTGGGTAGCCAAATCCAGAATGTGTGATAATATCCGGTGGATCCGATCTCTGAACCGATAAACCGCATCATTGCCATCAGATTATTCTGGGCCGTATGGTCATCAAAAAAGGTATCATTCTCATACCGCGGAATCGTAAATGATCCCGTCACCAGGCGCTTGGCCTCGCGCCGCGGTTCCGCTATGTAGAGCCCGGAAAGAGAATCCTGCACCGCTGCTAGGTTATTTTCGAGCTTGATTTCAAAGGCGCTGATGCCCAGGGCATCATCACTGGTCAGGGCCACGCTGTCCGAGTAATCATCGATCCACAGTACCATGTCCTGGAAAAGCAGTGATTCCCAGTCATCATTGGGAATCGACCAGGATACGGACGTCGTATTAACAGCTGAATCCAGATCCAGGGCATAGGGAAGCAGCTCGAATTCAATCCTAATTCCCTTTGAATCTCCGGTAATGGTCATGGACTGGATCATCACCGAAGCATATTCCCACAGGGATACGGACTTATCAAAAACCAGGGTCCCTCTGCGAATCTTCTTATCACCTGCCAGATAGCCGGATCCCGCCAGGATACCATCGCCTGCCAGCCAGTCGTCTTTATGCAGATTGGCCACCAGTTCTATCGTATGTTTGTATACACCGGCAACAATGGTCTCGGGCACATAATTCGCAAAACCCATTGCGGACAGGATCAGTGATTCTATGCCGCGATACACCGCCTCAACCGTGATCGGTCCGGTGATAGCCTTGGATATGATATCGCTCCGGCTCATCCCTGATTTATACCGGAGTACGGTATCTATCTCTCGCTCGAATGTATGATCCAGGCCCTCTGAAAGCAGCGGTATCTGATCATTCGTCCCGCATTCGACCGGAGCTGCATATGCAGATTGATCGCCCTCTTTTTTCCAGGCCGTCTTGGTTGAAAATCCTGCGCCGATAGACATCTGATACTCCTCTTATGCTAATGGTGATGCGGCCCGTGCATTAGTAACATCAATTTCCATCTCATCGGTAACTGTAAAAGATGCAGATACGGATCCTGGATCACGAAAACAGGTGCACTCTATATTTTGTCCTATCAGACCCGGGCCGTCCACCGGAGCACCAGCGACATCGATCTTGATCTTAGGAAGATGGATCTCAAATACATAATTTCCGGATGTGAATATGAGCTGCGCATGAAGCGCGGTGTCACTGGTCCGCCAATCCTGGTACGTATCTGCCTCATATCGTGGCACCACAAAGTTGAACTTTATCTCCCGGAATCCATTCCGCTGGGGTTCCAGGATAAGCTCTTCCTGGTTATCGAACTGATCCAGGGCCATGTTATTGGACAGGTTTAATTCAAAACTTGATATCCCCTTTTCACTCTCTTCGCTCAGGGCATCTCCCTGTGCTGCAATCTTGAATTCCAGATCACTCATCATGATCTTGCTGGCGTCATCTTCCGTGTCAAGGGCTGTTAATATTACGCTGGTATTAGTCTCTGAATCCAGGGCCAGCTCCTTTGCCACCCCGCCAAACTCGATATCCAGCGGCTTATTGGCCTCACCTGATATCTTCATACTATCAATTTTGCAGCCCGCATATTCCCAGACAGACACGCCTTTGTACACGGCAGCGGTAAAAAAATAATTTAAATTTTCAGCTAGGGAATACGTATTATCATAGAGATCCCCATTTTCCTCTGGGCTCCCCGCTCCCCCCATCGCTATGGCAATCAGTAAATCCAGGTCCTCATAGGTCAGCTTGCATGGGATGCTAAATGGATATGATTTATTTCCCGCGATACTGGCCCCTGCCCCTGCCTTGCCGCGCAACACCTCATCTGCGTGTTTTTCAATCTCTCTGCTAAATGCCTCGGAAACAAAGGGGATAGCCTCGGTTACCTCAACCGCATCCCCCCAAGAGGTTTCCCTGGCAATTCCCAGGATTCCTTCAAATCCCTTTCCTATAGTCATGATTACCTCCTCTTTATACTAATGGATTTGTATCTAAATCATTCTGGAGCTCTATGACCATCTCCCTGGTTGCCTCTGTTGGAAATCCTGACGGCGCAGCCGCCGGGATCTCGCAGGTGAAGGCATGTTTCACCGGAATAATGCCTGCTCCGCCCATCGGTGCATCCACTGCATCAAATTTTAATGTCGGCAGCCAGATCCAGAATGTGCGATAATAGCCCGTGGATCCGATCTCCGATCCCACAAACCGCATCATGGCCATCATGGCTGACTGATCATCAAGCTGCTCCAGCTGGTCATCCTTCATATACCGCGGAATCGTAAATGATCCTGTCACCAGGCGCTTGGCCTCGCGCCGCGGTTCCGCTATATAGAGCCCGGAAAGAGAATCCTGCACCGCTGCAAGATTATTCTCCAGCTTGATCTCAAATGAGCTGATGCCCAGGGCATCATCACTGGTCAGGGCCACGCTGTCCGAGTAATTATCGATCCACAGTACCATGTCCTGGAAAAGCAGTGATTCCCAGTCATCATTGGGAATCGACCAGGATCCGGAAGTTGTATTAATAGCTGAATCCAGATCCAGGGCATAGGGAAGCAGCTCGAATTCAATCCTAATTCCCTTTGAATCTCCGGTAATGGTCATGGACTGGATCATCACCGAGGAATATTCCCACAGGGACACGGACTTATCAAAAACCAGGGTCCCTCTTCGGATCTTGGTATCCCCTTCAGACCATCCGCTGCCCTCGCCGGTTACCCATTCCTCTGCGTGTATATTCTCAGCCAGTTCAAAGGTATGTTTGTATACACCCGCTGCGATCAGCTCAGGCGAATTGCTGTAATGGGAAAATCCCATTGCCGTGACAATAAGTGATTCTATGCCCCTGTATACCGCCTCAAAGCTGGCAGGGCCTGATATCATCCTGGACATCAGGTCCGGGGATCCGTGACCCCCTTGGTATGCAACTATGTGATCGAGCTCCTTTTTCAGTACCCTCGCAAGGTTTTCCCTTATGAGGGGAACCTGATGATTTGCACCGCAGGCTATAACCGTCCCATACGCACTTTGCGTGGCCTCTTTCCTCCAAGCCGCCTTGGTTGAAAATCCTGCGCCGATAGACATGCAATGCTCCCCTTTAATTCATTACCGAATTAATTCTTATGCCCTTACTTCCGTTACTTGAGCCCCAAGGCGAAGCTCACAATAATGGCAAAAGACAGACCCGAATCTCCGGGTTTCAATGAGGTCCACCTGTATTCCACCCCTTCCCTCAAGAGACCCAAATTCCGGGACAATAGTTTCACAGGTATTATTCAGGGTATCATCTATCCGAAAAGCATCGCAGATATCCTCAATAATTTTCTGGAAAATTAACTCTGTAGCATCCTCATCTTTCAAGCCGAAAATCCCGCGGATCAGATATTCATGCACACGCCAATATTTAATATTTGTGAGCCATTTCTCTGGGGTTCTGACCCGATAAAATATCCAGGTATTGATCCGTTCATCAGCATCGCGGAACAGATTCAGAAACTGTGCCCAGTCCTTGGCCCAGCGCTGGTAGTCATGCACCACGCCAACCCCGCTCACCCCGGAAAGAATGGCCTTGATCTGTTCCCGTATTGCCGTCTCACTCATTGCTGTAATCTCCTGATGATATCGTCCGGGATTTCTTCCAGGATTCGCACCACCTGGGCTTCCTTTTCATCCCAGGTGTGCTCGAACATATGTGCCCCTTTGGTGCCCCGTTGGGAGATGGCCCGTGCGATCAAAAATGCTACACTGGCGGCCTCCGCGGCGGGATAGCCGAGTTTCTTCTCCACCCAGAACTGAATTGGGCCCACCGGCGGAAAATGGGGTTTGGTTCCGAATTCCACGGCCTCGCCGTACTTTGCTGGCGTGCCCACGATACCGGTAACCCTGTCAGTCATGGCCTTGACATCGCCATGAATGGTGTCCCGCAGGTGGATGGGCCCGGCGCCATAAGGCGCCTTTTTCTTGATGGCCGCCTCCAGCAGGTTCACCACCTCGCTCAGCTTGGCGGTGCGGGCCTTTTTCGACTCCCGCGGATATTCCTTTGAAAGCTGCTCAACTGCCGATAACTCCACTTTTAATTTGGTTTCAAGCATGGTTGTATACTTTTCTATCGATATTTCTTCGGATGAGTCAGCTTATCGCGCTGCCATGATCCCAGCAAATCCTGGTCTCTGGTCACGCTCGCGGCAAGAGCCTGACCCTCCTTGCTCCCGAGATGGTTGAAATACATCGTCCGGTATGCCTTCGCCCTGGCCGCGTAATCCCTGCTTTTTGAGGTATGGTCCACACTGTCCGCATCAATAGTGGCATCCTGATTCTGCGCATAGTAGGTGGCCAGCATCTCGCAGAAATACCCCGCACAGAGCGCCTGCACCGCCTCTTCGTCGAAATCCTCCACCGTACATGCAGCATCTGTGCATGTATGCACGGCCGTGTACGTAACCCGAAAGCTCTCCGTTGCCTCCGGCGTATCTTCCAGAAATCGCAGGCACTTCCCCGCGGGCTTTTCATACACCATCCACGCGTCATCCTGAAGAATATCCGGATTTTCATCCGTATCATCCACCGGATACTCCACCTGTTTGATCGTGGAAAATCCGCTTGACCAGGAGGCCAGATCAGTAACTGCATAGTCAAACCCCCCGTCGCCTGATTCATCCTCCACAATCACGCGTGGCCGGTGTCGTGCGTGTTCCTTGATTGCCTGGCTGATAGCAAGGATCATCTCCGTCTCTCCCAGGGGCAGCTCACTCCCTGCCAGATTTCCAATCGCTGTGATATAATCCTGTCTCGTCGACATAATTCACACCTTTGCCACTAAGACATAAAGTTTTATAATCGTTTTATCTTCGTGCCTTAGTGGCGAGATTCAATTCTTAAATACCCCCACCGTCTGAAACGTAAAACTCGTGCCGCCCACCACATATTTCAGCCGCACATACTTCCCGAAATTGGTGATCGGCGTCCGATACTCTCCTGTTGCAGTCCGCTGCGTGCAGCTCGTATGATCGTAGTAGGTGCTGTTGTCATCCGAGGTCTGCACCGTGATATCCAGGGTTGAGGTCCCGGCTTCTGCCGTGATACTGGTCAGAATCTGGCCCTCGTGATATGCGGAAACATCAAATCCCGTTGAGTATGCCGTGGCAGCCGTATAGGTGCCGCTGGACAGAAAGGTGATAACCCGCGTCTTCCGGTCACCTGCATCAGCATCCGAACCAAATCCAAAAAACACCATCAGAATCGCCAGGATGACCCAGGATCGCACAAAACGCCGTAAGTCTGTATGATTCATTACACACCCCTTTATTGGCCATAAAACAGCCATTTTTACTTTCGCCACGAAGACACAAAGGCACGAAGTTATATTATTTTTTCTTTGTGTCCTGGTGCCTTGGTGGCCATATAATCCCTCTTAAACAGCCATTATAGAGCAATTAAATCTATCGATGTTTTCCTGTTCCCCTGCCGCCGCCGGTTCCATAGCCAGCCCCCCCGTCAGGGCAGGGCTGCGTGTTCTTATTCCGCCGGCGCCCGTTCGGCATTCCTGCTCCTCCGCCCCTGCCGTCCTGCGGCCTGGGCAGGCCTCGTGGGTTGGTATTATTCGCCATGTTGTGCTCCTTTTTCTGCGAACCGGAGACTGGGTGATGGGCGAACCGGAGACGTTCGTCACCCTTTCCCCGATCCACCCTTGCTCCGTTTCTTGCCTGCGTGCCTACGATTCCGTTCCGCCATTGTTGGCAACAACAGTCCAATTGGTGCCGTCAAATACCATAATACAACCCTCGCCCACGGGTGTGGCACCGAACGTAATCTGTGTCCCGCCGGCATAATTGGCCGGCGTTATTTTGACGGTATCCGCTGCATTCCCCTCGGCAATCACAGCAAAGATCTTGATCTGCCCTGCCACGCCATCCGCCAGGGTCACATTATCCTCGTCTTCATCGCCATTCGTGGTGATCAGGGTAGTGAGCGTCAGTAATGATGCGGCCTCACCGTCACTGGTGGCCGTAATGCTTTCTGAACTCTGCACCGCCACAACACCTGCTGCATCCGGCAGGGTAATAGTCCGGTCCGCTGTCGGATCAGTAACCGCAATGGTGGTCTCATAATCATCAGCAGTGTCGCCCTCCAGAATAATCGGGCTTGCTCCGGAAAGCACCCCCAGACTGGTAACAGCAGAGCTGTCAAAATAGTTCTGAAAATTCACCAGGTAATCCGTGGTGCTAATGGCAAATCCAACCTTCTGCTCCCAGGATGGTGCACTCTGGTCGATCTCGCCTGCGGTCTCAGAGAGATACCCGTTGGTGCCCTCACTCAGGGAACTCCAGCCGCTCATAATACCGACAATGATAATCTCAACCGGCTCGCCATCCCCGCCGGTCAGGCTTCCCACAATGCCCACCGCCGGCCTCAGAGTGCCGTCATTGGCATCCGCCTGGTAGGCCTCGCCATCAGCATCCTTGATCATGACCACATCGCCGGTGGCGAGTGTCTCCCCTGCATTCACCGTGATGCGTACAAATGCCTCTTTCACATGATAGGCCCCGAAGGCCTGCGGCGCCATCAGCGCCAGGGCAAACACGGCAAGCGCCATGAATCCCATCAATCGTTTCAATATCTTGTTCATCATATCCTCCATTTTTTCTGGTTCCAGGGTTCAGCGGTTCTCTCCCTGAACCCCTGAACCGGTGTATTTTACGTTACCACTGCCTTGTATGCCCCCACATAATCAATGGGTGCGCCGGCATATTCATGCCTGATCTTGTGCCGGATCTTATCCGCCACAAACACCTGCTCGCTGGTCGGCATATCCGCCACAAACATCTCAGGCTCTTCCCTGCCATTCAGGTATCCCACCTCGATGAGCTCGGCAACATCCGGTGGCACAAACAGATACCAGTCATTGGCATCCGCGCTCAACAGGCTCAGGGTATGCCCCTTGATCAGGCCCAGAAGCGGGTTAGGCAGCTTATCGGTCAGGTCGTTGGTGGAGTAGTAGAATTCCTCTTTTTCCACCCGGGTGATCAGATTCTTGATGGCCGGAGGCCCAACCAGGTTGAGCACTACATTGCCGTCCAAAAGCCCCAGATACTTGCCGGAATCCTTCTCCGTCATAGCTGCCAGGGCAGCCCAGGCTGTATATGCCGTGGTATGGCTCAATGCCGTGCTCCCCAGATTCCCGTGCCCGCCATCGGTGAATACCACGGTGCCGTCCGTGCAGGTATCATTATTGATGTACATATCCCACACATACTGGCCGTGGGTTCTGCGTGCGGCCCTGCCCAGTTTGCTGATGGCACGGGTGACAATGGAGATATCATCATTGATGATGGTCTTCCGCGATATGCTGAGTATATTCCCCCTCTGTACAATCGAGTAGGTCACCTCTTCATCCGTGATCGCTGCAATTTCCTCGTAATCCGCGGCCTCGGGGTTCACCGTTGCCAGATCCGGAAATCCGCCGATCTTCACTGCTTCCTGCGTGCGGAAATCTTTCACTCTCTTGCGCACGCTGATGATCAGGTTTTCCAGGTAATCAGGCTCCTTGTACTCTTTCACGAGCCGTCTGCCCAGGGTATTACCCAGGACATAGGTGAAGGTGGATGACGTGATATCCATCCTGGTCCGAAGCTCGGGCGAGAGCGCCTTGCGATTGAACCGGCCGGTTACCTCCGGGTCGCCCGTAAAAAAGGCGTACATCTCGCGAATGCCCCGAAATGCCGGCACCTTTTCATAATCGCCCAGATCCTGTACACTGCGTATGCGGTATCCTGCAGCGCCCAGATCATCCACGATGAGGGGCTGGTGATCCAGGGTCTCCATGCGGGACAGGGTCTCCACATCCCCCTTGCTGAGCCCGAACATGCGGTCTGCTGCCATGCATGCCCGTTCAAAGGTGCCGATGCCCACGGATACCTGCGATGCCGGTACGCCACCCTCATCATCGCCGCTGCCTCGCTCCTCGCTCATCTTGGCCAGGTAGTCCTTTTCATCGGCAATGGCCTTTTCAAGCTGCTCGCCGGCAAAAATCCGTACCCGTGTCGTGCCCTCGATGTCCTCTGAAAAGGCAGAGCGAATCCGTGTCTGTGCAGCCTCCGGCAGATCGCTCTTTTCAAGCGCCCTGTCCAGGGCCATCTCAGACCGGAATCGTGCCAGGTCATCCTTGGTTGCTATATGATCCGGGTGCATATCAGTGCCCCCGGTCCCACCACCATCCTGACCGGAATCGTCAGGAGGTACGGCAGCGGGCTCCATCGCCATGCGAGCCAGCCCGGTAATCTCCTCATCGGTGATCGTTTCCAGATCTTTCCCTTTGAGCAGCTCCGGCCTCTTCTCGCCTATGAGTTTCAGTAATTCTTCTCGGTTCATAACCTCCTCCTTGTCTCTGCGGGCAATCGATGCGATCGCCCTGTTAAAGGCCCCGCCCGCTGCCGGGCGGGTCACTATATCCACACTGTCCACCATCAGGAACTTGATCAGCTCCATAACCGTACGTCCATCCCGTTCAACCCTCTTGCCGGTTACCACCGCATCATACGAGAGCCCGTAGATGGGCATCTTTTTCTTGGCCGCCTCAACCAGGTTCTTCCCCAGCCATCGGGCAGAATCCAGAAAATTAAGCGTGGCCTTCAGGCCTTGGCCTGCCACATACCGCACGGTCTCCAGCCAGCCCACCTTGTTTTTCACCAGATATGATTTCAGCGCAACAATATCGTCAGGCACGTGCGTGACCCCGCGGTTCGGCAGCTCATAGATATTCACATCCGCCCGCTCAAAGAGCGCCGCGCTTTCCTGAACAGCGTCCTCCGGCAGATACCAGCCGTTTTTCGTGAATCCCGCCTCGCAGATCGTCACCTCCCATGAAGCCCCTTCCGGGTCTGCCGCATCCATTCGTATCATGAGGCGCAATGATTCTTTCAATTCATCCGCCCTGGCTCTCCACGTCCCGTCCTCATCCTGCTCATACGTTTGCTTGATGGCATTCCAGGCCGCCTGCCGGGCCTTGTCGTCATCCTCATCTTCTGCATACACGGCGTTGAATGCCTCCACGCCGATCTTGATCGCCCCCTGGGGCAGATCCTTCAGCCAGTCAGGCGGATCTTTGATAGTATAAGGCATAACATTCCTCCCAGCTCCGCGTTATAATTCGTCTTTAGACTTCAGGCTTTGAGCTTTGAGCTAAATCGCGGAGCGATTTATAGCTATTTCTTCTTCCCCATGAGATGCCGCGGCTTCTTCCGGGAAATGCCATCCACTTCAACAGGGCTCAATGGCTCCACGCCCATGCCTTTTTGGTAGCGTACCTTCTTGCCGCCGCTGGTCAGCAATATCGCCTCTCCCGTCTGTGGATCGATGCCGGAACTCAACAGGTATTTCATATCAATCCCGTAGGCCTTGCATCCATCATCGATGAGTTTTTGCTCGTCTTTGCTGAGCGGCCGTTTTTGCGGAGCCGCTGCCATGCTCGGCCCCTTCTCTGCCAGGGCCTTTTCCCGGGCATCGAGCTCGGCCTCTTTCTGCTCCAGGTATGCCCGAAGCTCGGCCAGCTCTTTTTCTTTGTCCACAGCTTCATTCCTCTTTTTCTCGGTCATGTTCTCCTCCTTTTTTTATGTAATCCTCAGTGCCTTCTTCCGGCCGGTCCCTGGCCTGCTCCATCTCCGCCTCTGCATCCACCTCAAATCCCATCTGCCCGCAGATGAAGGCAAACAGGCGCGTGGCAGTCTCCCTGCTCACCCAGCCGTTCTGCTCTGCAACAGTCAGTGCAGTGGTCACCTGCGGCACCCCGTTCATCATGCTCGTATAATCGCTGGTAGAAATCTCGGGCATCTGCACCACAAACCCGGCCTCTGCCCGCTTCTCCGGCAGTCTGCCGGCAATGATTGCCTGATCAATGGCAAACTGTACCTGATAGTGAGCAATATACTTGATCAGCAACTGCCGCTCGCTCAGATCCTTGATAGGCACCTGGCCGAACTGCTCGGCCTCGGTCTGGTATGCCTTGCCGCCTCCCCCGAACCAGCCTTCCGGCCGGCGGGCGGCCCCCATGATGAAGCTCTTGCCCATGTCATACCCTGCCCGGGCATCCTGGGCCTTCAGGTCCGGCGCCACTGCATTCCACGCAACATTTTCATTGTGCGCACGCATGGATCCCGGCTGCGGGGTTGGATTGTTCTGCAGCCAGGATCGAATCTGATCCTCATTAAATCCATTCAGGGTCACATCCCACACATAGTTCAGAAGATGCTCCGCCCGTTCCAGGTAATTGAATCCATACCGCTCCAGCCCGTCGATCCAGTCAAAGAGCGTCAGAAAATCGCTTCGCCCCCTGGCTGCATTTTCGGGCTTGTTGATGGTGAAAAAGAAGCAATCGCCGGTGAGCTTTCCGTATGATTTTGAATACACGCTGCGGTCATCCCTGATCACGTTCAGCATCTTTCCCTTTCCGCCCGCCCTGCCCATCAGCTCGATCCGTACCGGCTCAGACTGGTAGAGGCGATTGACATACACCTCCTTGATATTCGATGGGTCAATGTAATTGAGCCGCACATGGCCGTTGTTTTTGTTCACCCGCACCTGCCAGAGCTGCTCCCCGAGAAGGCTCATCCACATCATCCGCTCAGGAAAGCGCAGGTTCATGGCATTGACCGGGTCATTCCAAAAACGGTCGATCACCTCCTGCACCATCTCGTCATCGCTCGTCACCGTTACCGGCTCTGCAAAGAGAAAGGACTTGTCCATGCTGGCCATGCCTTTCACCATTGCCGAGGTGTCCCACATGAAATAGGCAATCTCGAACATGCGGTCCTGGCTTAATGCATGCAGGTCCCGCTGCCCTGAGCCGGTGCCGGTCAGCCTTCGGTATCCCTCGCCCTCCGGGTCATAGTTGGCTGTAATGGGCAGCGATGCCCTGGCCCGCTGTACCGCCTCTGCCACCTCACGCTCAATCAGATCCGATGCGAAATATTTGGCAATTCGATCCTTAAAACTCATATTTTTACCCCTATCAGCTATGAGCTATCAGCTATCAGCTATGAGCTAATTTACGCTGCTTTCCGAAAGCGGCCGAACATACCTCCTGCCGCTGCAAACATTCCCGGCCGGTGCCGCGTCATAGTCGCCATCTCATCCGGGTCATTCCCCACCGAAATTCCTATCCCGGTATTCCCCGCCGCATGTAT